AATTTAATCCCGAAGGCAACGAAAGTTTTACTCTCCAATCATCGTCATCGGCACCTTTCCAAGATACATCACCAAATCCTACGCCGCCAGGCATACCAAATGATGGTAGACCACCACCACGCAGGAGGCTCATAAAATTGTCTTTAGTAAACACATCTTCAGCTATGCCTTTAACAGCATTGCCGATGTTACCTAAGGCTTCCGAACCAAATCGGGCTGCACTTCCAAGTAAATTACTCACACTTTGTTGTGGAGATTTTGTATTTCTACTTTGCGAAGAACTTGTTGGGTTTTGTTTTGCTAAACTTTTTCGAGCTACCCCGAAATCTTGGTATGGCATATATAAAGTCTCCTAATAGTATTATTTAGTTGACTTTATTAACAGAGTATATTATAATGTAACTACAAACCGGAGAAAACATGAGAAAAGTAAATTACTTAAACAATAAAGACATCTTGAAAGAGATTCATAAGTCAAAAAGTACATTTTGTAGCTTTGTAGACGATGAAGACCATCAATTTGATATAATACTGCCTAGTATAGATAAAATAAACATTCGTACTATAGCAGAAGCAAAACGTAATAAAGCAAAAAGGTTGCAAGTTACTGCATTTGATGCCGCTAAACTAGCTGGCAAAAATGTTAAACAAGCAGAATTTGAAGTTGATTACAGAAAAATAGATAAAACAGAACTAGTTTTTAGAATAATGACTTTTGATCATGTTCCAGATGAACCAGGAAGAAAAAAGACGCCGAAAACAACGGCAGACACTAAAGTAAAACTTAATTTTCCTCCTTTTCAGCATTATCGATTCAATGACAAAGACGAATTACTATGTGTAGGTAAAAGTCATTGGTCAGGAGGTATGGAAAACGGTAGTTTTAATCTAAAAGGCGGTAAAGCAACAAATAAACTAGCTATGATGTGGATGAAATTGTGTGATCGCTATGCAACAAGAGGAAATGTTCGCGGATATACCTACAATGACGAAATGCGAGGTCAAGCAATACTACAATTAGCACAAATTGGCTTACAATTTGACGAATCTAAGTCTGCTAATCCATTTGCTTACTATACTGCGGCTGTAACTAATAGTTTTGTTAGAGTTATCAACATTGAAAAGCGTAATCAAAACATTAGAGACGATATTTTAGAAATGAACAATATGAATCCTAGTTTTACAAGACAGAATCAAGGACAATGGGAAGCTGAACAGAAAAGAGAAGCTTCTTTACAAAATAAAACTAATACTTGACATCTACGTTAAAAGATAGTACAATAGTGTTGTAAAATGAATCTGGAGAGAATAATTGTTTAAAAAAGCGGCTGTATTTACAGATATCCACTTTGGTTTAAAAGGCAATAGTAAAGTACACAACCAAGATTGTGAAAACTTTATTGATTGGTATATTGAACAGGCCAAAGATAATGGTTGTGAAACAGGAATATTCTGTGGTGATTGGCATCATAACAGAAATAGCCTAAACTTAACTACAATGGATGCTACTATTCGTAGTATGGAGAAATTAGGAAAAGCATTTGAGAAGTTTTACTTCTTTGATGGTAATCATGATCTATACTATAAAGACAAGCGTGACGTTAATTCAACAGCATTTGCAAAACATATTCCAGGTATTACATTTATTGACGAAGTTTATGAAGAAGAAGATGTAGCATTAGTTCCGTGGCTAGTAGGCGACGAATGGAAGAAGATTAAAAGTATTAAAGCAAAATATTTGTTTGGACACTTCGAACTTCCTAGCTTCTACATGAACGCTATGGTACAGATGCCTGATCATGGCGAACTAAAAGCCGAACATTTTGAACATCAAGAGTATGTATTCAGTGGTCACTTTCATAAAAGACAAAAACAAGGTAAAATTCATTACTTAGGTAATGCGTTTCCACACAACTATGCCGATGCATGGGATGATAACCGTGGTATGATGATACTTGATCGTGAAAATAACGCAGAACCTGTATATATTAACTGGCCAGACTGTCCTAAGTACAGAACAGTTAAACTAAGCCAACTAATCGACGAACAAGCAACCCTAATAAAACCAAATATGTATCTAAGAGTTAACTTAGATTTACCTATCAGCTACGAAGAAGCAAGTTTTATTAAAGAAACATTTATTAATAACTTTAATTGCCGAGAAATAAGTCTTATTCCACAAAAACAACTTGAAGAGATTAGTACACAACTTGACATCCAACAATTTGAAAGTGTAGATCAAATTGTTGCTGGTGAAATTAACGCAATTGACTCAGACAACTTTAATAAAAAGATGCTAATGGACATTTATAACGAACTATGATACAAATTAAAGACTTAACCGTTAAGAACTTTATGAGTGTGGGCAATCAAACCCAAGCTGTTGACTTTAACAGAGAAAACTTAACACTTGTACTTGGAGAAAACTTAGATCAAGGTGGCGACGACAGTGGATCACGTAATGGTACAGGTAAAACAACCATTATCAACGCTCTATCATATGCATTATATGGTAAAGCCCTTACTAATATTAGAGCAAACAACTTAATTAACAAAACAAACTCAAAAGGTATGTTGGTTACATTACATTTTGAAAAAAATAATACAGATTATAGAATTGAACGAGGGCGTTCACCTAATGTACTAAAGTTTTTTGTTAATGATCAAGAACAAGAACTAGTAGACGAGTCACAAGGCGACAGTCGACAAACACAAAAGGACATTGACGGCTTGCTTGACATGTCTCATGATATGTTTAAGCACATTGTTGCACTGAACACATACACAGAACCGTTCTTAAGTATGCGACAAAACGATCAACGTGCTATCATTGAACAGTTACTTGGTATTACTATCCTTAGTGAAAAGGCTGATGCATTAAAAGAACAAACTCGCATTACTAAAGAGGCAATAACTACTGAAACATTAAAAATTGAAGCTATACAGACTGCGAATAGTAAAATTGAAAGTACTATCGAAAGCCTACAAGGTACACAACGTGCTTGGCTCTCTAAGAAGCAAACTGATATAAACAAACTAGCATCTGCTATTGACGAATTAGAGCATTTAGATATCGATATTGAGCTAGAGTCGCACGAAAAACTTTCAAACTGGACACAACACAACAATGCTATTTTGGCTCTTAAAAAGGAATTAAGTACATTAGAGCCAGCACTAGTACGTGCAGATAAGAGTGTTGAAAAGGTTAATAAAGATATCGCAGATTTAGAAGATGCTACATGTTATACCTGTGGCCAAGAGCTACATGCTGACAAAAAAGCAGAAATTGCAGACCGTAAAGCTAAAGAACTTGACGATGCATTATCGTATCAAAAAGAAGTAGGCGATAAACTTATTGATGTTACTAAGTCGCTGTCTGACATTGGAGACATCAACGGCAAACCTACTACTTTCTACGAAACTGCTAAAGAAGCATACGAGCATAGGCAGAATGTTGACAGTTTAAAGCAATCTCTGCAAGCAAAACAAGACGAAGCTGATCCATATCAGGCACAAATTGATGAATTAAACCATACAGCAATGCAAACTATTGATTGGTCTCCAGTAAATGACCTTACTAATTATAAAGAGCACCAAGACTTCTTATTAAAACTATTAACAAATAAAGATAGTTTTATCCGTAAAAAGATTATTGACCAAAATTTAGCATATCTAAACAATAGACTTACATATTACTTAGATAAACTAGGATTACCGCATAGTGTTGTATTCCAAAACGACTTAAATGTAGAAATCACACAACTTGGTCAAGATTTAGACTTTGATAACTTGTCAAGAGGCGAACGTAACAGATTAATACTTGGTATGAGCTTTGCATTCCGTGATGTTTGGGAAAGTTTATATCAAAAAATTAACTTATTGTTCATTGACGAGCTTATTGACAGTGGTATGGACACTGCTGGAGTTGAAGGCTCACTAGCTGTGCTTAAAAAGATGGGCAGAGACGGAGATAAGAATGTTTTCCTTATCTCACACAAGGACGAACTTATAGGAAGGGTCAATTATGTAATGAAGGTTGTTAAAGAAAACGGATTTACATCATACGAAAATGATATTGACATTATAGAATGAAATTAAAGGTTGGAACACGAGGAAGTAAACTAGCACTTGCATATGCTGAACGTGTATGCAGTGAAATTTCTCACGAAACTGAAATAGTTATAATAAAAACTGAAGGTGATTTAAACACAGATGTTCCTATTCACAAAATTGGTGGTAAGGGTGTGTTCTGTTCAGCTATTGAAAATGAATTGTTAGAAGAAAACATTGATATTGCTGTGCATAGTCTTAAAGACATGCCTGGTGAAGAACATCCAGACTTAATTATTGCCGCAATGTTAAAACGTAACAGTCCGCACGATGTTATTATTGGTAGTGTTGGTTACGGATGTACTATCGGAACTAGTAGTCCTAGACGAACTGCTCAATTAAAAGAACTATACGGCAATTTAGATATAAAAATTAAACCTATTAGAGGAAATATTGATACTAGACTTGAAAAACTAGATGCTGGTGAGTATGATGCTATAGTTTTAGCCGAAGCAGGATTAAAAACACTTGATATACGAAGGACTTGGATTAAAATACCAACTATTCCAGCAGTTGGGCAAGGAATAATTGCACTTCAAACTAGAAAAAACGATATTGATACAATTGATATAGTTAAAAAAGTAAACGACAAGAAAACTTTTGCACAAGCACAAGTTGAACGTGCATTTTTAAAAGGTATGAATGGAGATTGTCATACTAAACTTGCAGCTCATGCTACCGGAAGTGATCCTATTACGCTAAAGGCAATGTATTATGATTGAAGATGATATTCACGACAAGTTAACCAAAGCATATATGGAATATTTTAAAGCAAACGAAGCATTTGAATCAAGAATTTCGTTTAGAACACACGCCGCCAGTAGAAGATGGCTAAGAGAAATAAGAAAACTAAGCAAAATTAGAGGCGACGAAATACACAAAAAGTTTAAAGCCAAGATAGAGGCAAACAAAGACTAGGCACACATATATACTGCTATGCAGTGGACTTATAATGGAAAAACAATAGACGAAATACCAGATGAGTACGAAGGATTTGTTTATCTTATTACTAATATCACTACAGGCCAAAAATACATAGGCAAAAAACTAGCAAAGTTCAAAACTACTAAGCCACCACTCAAAGGCAAGAAAAATAAAAGACGCGGCACTAAAGAAAGCGATTGGCGTACTTACTGGGGATCCAGTGATAGACTAAACGCAGATGTAGCCGCATTAGGCGAAAACAAGTTTACAAGAGAAATACTATACCTATGTAAAGGTAGAGGCGAAATGTCCTACATAGAGGCAAGAGAACAGTTTGATAGGCGTGTACTTGAAACTGATGATTACTATAATGGTATCATTAATGTTAGAGTAGGCGGATCAGACAAACTCAAACAGGCATTGCTAGAACAACACATACAGGCAAAACAATCTAACACATAAGGTTGGCGGGCCAGTTTGTAATACCGCTGAGTAAAGGGTGACGTGAAAATCACACTCGTACACGTTGAGCCGCGTCCGGTAGTAGGGCGGCAGGATTGACGTAGGTTGACTGTTAGCAATCGAAAAACACAACACAGTTCATAAAAACTCTTTAGCAATAGGAACGAAGCGAGAGGTAATGTGTTATATGTAATAATATATATTTTTTAAGGAATTATATGTTATCACATATAACACATATGTCGACGTAGGTTGGGAAAGGTCAGAGCCCATTGAACTAAGTGTATAAACAATTACCTACTTCCGAATCTCGGCTGTGACGAACTCACATGAAGACCAAGATTAGATGGAACCGCTTAGTAGGTTCCATCTGACTGAAACAATCTACATGAAGTAACTACAATATTACTTCGTAATATTGCTTTAATTATTGTTTATCACTTCTATCACACATAATCATATAACGAAGTGTATAGTTTGAGCGTTAGCGAAAACTTGTTTTAACGAAGTTAAAACATAAATACACATAACTAATGATTAAGGATATCTCATGAAAGTACATCATATAACAGAAGCACCTAGGATTCAACCAACTTTAGGTAACTCACGTGGAACAGTGCCGAGTGGTCCAACACTATCTGCACCTAGTGGTACATCATCACTACCTAAGTCAGTTGATATTAAACCTGGAGTATTAGATTCAAAGGGCAACAAAGGATTTAACGTAGTTGATCAAGATGGTAAAGTAATTAAACGATTTACTGGACCTTCAGCTGAAGCTGATGCTAATACACATAGAGATAACCTTAAAAAACAAATTAGAGCAGCTAAACCAAAAACAACTAAGGCAACATCAGCCGGAAATGCTATTAAACCTGATGCTGATGAAATTAAACCTAATAAAAAAATTGATGGTGGTATTTGGGATAAAATTAAATTTGGCGGAAAATTTATAAGAATTTTATTAGGTGGATCAGTAGGACAAATTGCAGTTCAATATATGAATTTGGCAAATATAAATTCTATAATCAAGGAACACTATAAAATAGTAGGAGAACATAGTTATACTAGTCAACAGGCTAAAGACAGTAGACGTGATATGGCTTGGGCCATTACTGATCTTATAGTTGAAGGATTAGGCGGATTAGTTGGAGGCATTTTAAGTACTTGGGCAGGCATAGTTGCTCTTGGTGCAATGGCATCAACTGGAATAGGAATAGTTCTTGTAGCTGTTATAGGTGGTATTGGAGCAATAGGTGCCGCTGTAGGTACATCTGAACTTCTAAAGTTACTGCCAGGTATTGAACAGTCAATTCATGGATTTGTAGTAGATATTTTATCTAAACATTTTATTAATAGACGATCAATGGAAGCATGGGGCAAAGCTGAAATGTCTGATGTAGAATTTGCTATATGGTTTGGAATGTTATATCCGGGAATGGCTGTCAGCGGCATTGTTGGTAAAACAGGTGAGTATGTTATAGATGATTCAGATGACAATGATAATGATTCTATAAACGAACAAGACTCAGGTGCAATAGCTAAAAAAGATGCTATAAAACTAGTCAAGTCTGCTCCTAAGGGAGTAGAGAATTTCAATAAAGGTAAAGAACTAATTAGACAAGCAATGGCTAAACAACAAGATGAAAAAGCAAAAAAAGCTGATTTATAAAAGAGGCAATTTAGTTTTTTCAACAGTTTCAAGATTGTCTTGAATAATTTTATTAAAAATTTCTAAATCATCTGTTGATATTTTATACATAAGATCATGATAGCTCATTGAGCCTCGCATATACCATCCGATCCTATATCTATTATCTTTTATTTGTTTTATTTCTCTTTCATAATCCTCGCCTAGCCGGATTATAAGAGATTCCTCGAGATTAACGATTTGACGCCGAAAAAATTTGAGTAGTCCAATTCTATTGCTGATTTAAACTTATGCCCACACTCTGAACATTCAGCATCAAATGCAGGAATGTTCCAGTTACTTGTTAAATCTGAAATGCCGCTCTTAATTCTTTCATAAAATTCTACATCATTGTTTGTTATAAAAGAAATAATTTGTTCTTGATCAACTTCTGAATTTCCGTCTTTTTCTATAGACTCAACATGAGAAAGTGCAATCCTAACATTTAGTTGGGCACTTTTAGCATATAATTCTTGAGACATTTTGTTTTTTTCTTCAGGACTTACATCTAATTTTTCGATCTGATATAGTTCTCTATTACAAGTGTAATGTTCAATACTAAAATCAGTTGTTCGTTTATATGTAATAGGTTTTAAATTAAATTTAAAATCATTTAGTTCAAAGTTAAAAGTTGTTTCATATCCGTTGAACCCTTGTAGTAACACATTCAAACTAGCAGCATGTTCGTTTTTAGTTTGACATTTAGGACATTCAGTGTTTAAATCTATAGAGTCTCCGTATGTAGCAATTCTTAAAGCAATAAGAATAAAATCAATATCATATCCTACTAATCGCCACGGGTCTATAATAGAAGGTATACAACTTTTTATAACTTGTGCTGTTGCTTCACCGGTAAAAAGAGCATCAGGAGTTTTAAAAAGTATTTCATCCATTGCATTCATACCGAACACAGGTAATTGTTGTGATCGATTGTTTTCAATTACTGTGTCATCATACCAAATACCTTGGCTAGGTAAATCGATAAACAATTTTGGTTGTCTTTGATATTCCTGAAGAAAACTACTCATATAATCCAATCCGCTAAATACATATAGTAATATTTAGTGAATTCGATAATATAGGGTTTTAATAATGGAATTATCCGACGAAACAGTACAACAACTTACCAGAGTTTTAGAAAAACTTGATGGTAAGTCTGCACCTACATCTAGTACTCCTGATTCAAGAAGAAGCAATGGCAGTGACGCTGGAAAACGTTTTGGTGAAGCCCTGAAGGTTGGCACAGACAATGTAGGAACATTTGGAGCAATGGTTAATCAGGCAGGTGGCTCGTATGCAAGTGCAATGTCAACATTTGCCAAGAGTCTTGAAAATATTCCTGGTATTAACATGACAGCTGACGCTATGTCTGGTATGTTAAACTATGCAGATGAAACTCAATTAGTATTTCAAAGTTTATCAAAGGTTGGCGCAGGATTTAATGGAAATTTAGCAGAATTACGAATGGGTGCAGCTGAAACTAGATTGACCCTAGGTGATTTTGCAAGCATGATTACATCTAACAGCGAAGCACTGTCAGGGTTTGCTGGAGGTGTCCAAGGCGGTGTCAAGAGATTCAGGCAATTGTCAAATGCAATGTTTAGTGGAGATAGACCTGTTATTGACGGATTTCAACGTTTGGGTATGACGCTTAATGAATCAAACGAATTCATTCTTAAGAACATGGAAATACAACAACGTAGTAGTAAAATGCGTGGCCCTGGTGGCGATGAAAGAATGTTGGCTGCTAGTTTACGTATGGCAGAATCTTTAGACATTATGTCTAAGTTAAGTGGTAAACAATTAGATCAAATGCAAGAAGAAATACTTGCAACCCAATCCCAAGGTAGAGTTAATGCAGCACTAAGACAAATGGGTCCTGATGCGCAGGCAGCATTCTCAGAATTACAAGCTGGATTAGCTAATGCAGGCGACGGAGCAAATGCATATGCAAAAGATATACTCACATATGGTGCTCCGGTAGGAAAAGCAGCTGTAGCTTTTGCGGCAAGTAACCATGCCGCAGCTAGAAGTATAGATGCAGCGATCGGTGATGTGAAAAGCGGTAGTGGCGATGCTGCTAAGGCTATGGGTCAACAGGCCACTGCCCAAGTTGCTGAATTTGCAAATTCAGCACAAGGGTTATCAATGTCACGACTAGCTGGCTTAGGTAGTATATTTGATGCACAAGAAAAGAATCTTGAACAGACTGATACGCTTATAAATCAAATTAATGCACATCAAGAAAAAGTACTTGCTTCTAGTGGCCAAAGTCTTACATACACTCAAGCATACGCACAGATGATTGCACAGCAAGTAGAAACACAAAAGACTCAAACTAGTGGTACTGGAGAAGGAACTGAAATTTCTAATGTATTAAATAAAAGTCAACAAGAAATAGCAAATCAATCAAGCAGAATAGCAAAACAGTTAGCTAGTAACCTTGATAGCAATGATACATTAATTGCGGGCGCACAAGCGTTTACAGAAAAATTTCTAAATACTCTAAACACAATTACAGGTTCAATTTCTGACAGCATAGATGCAGTATTACCCGGCACTACACAAGAGAATGAAAGAAGTCAAGTAAGCGAAAAAGATCAAAGAAACTTAGATATAGTAAAGGCATTTGAAAATGGATCAGTGTCAGTGGAAGCAAAAAATAAAGCATTAGACGATTTAGCCGCAGCAGGTATTATCCACAAAAATGGTTTGATAGTTCAAGATACACCAAATAGTCCAGTAACCATAGAGAATGATAATTTAAAACGAAGTAGGAATGCACAAAATAGTCCAGTAACCACAGAGAATGATAATTTAAAACGAAGTAGGAATGCACTTGGCGGCGGAATGAGGTCTGGTGAAGCTTCATTAGTTGGTGAATTTGGACCAGAAACATTTGTAGCAGGAATGAACGGAGCAATTATTCCAAATATGAAGGCAATGTTAAACAGAATGCCTGATATTGCCAAAACCATGCAAGATGAGATGGCACAATTTGGTGCACCTATGTCGGAAGCTATGAAATCAGCGTCTGCACAGATGCAAAATAGCACATCGGTAGAACAAAAACTTGACATTCTGAACCAAACCATGTTACAATTAGTTAACATAAATAGTGTACAAGCAAGAACAGGTGAAAAACAATTAAGAGGATCACGGCACGTTGGTAATTTAATGGGTGGACTAGGCAGAGCATGAGTTGGAAAAAATACTTTACACCAGTACAAACTGGTGACAATATGAACGGAAGTTACTCTCCTATAAATGGAGCAGGAGCAAATGGACGACCAGGTCCAGCAAGATCAAACTATTCAAGTTACTTACCTGATGTTTATGTAGGTAGCCCAAATAGAGTTGAGCGTTATGGCCAGTACAACACAATGGATAATGACAGCGAAGTTAACGCCGCATTAGATATCCTTGCAGAATTTTGTACACAAAAGAACGACGAAAACAGCACAAACTTTAAATTTAATTATAACAAGCCTGCTACCAATAACGAAATTAATATTTTAGGTCAATACCTAAAACAGTGGTGTAAAATTAATAATTTTGAAACACGTATGTTTAGAACATTCCGTAATGTATTCAAATACGGAGATGCTATATTTTTAAGAGATCCAGAAACTAAAAAACTGTTTCATGTAGATCCTGCTAAACTTACACGTATTATTGTAAACGAAAGCGAAGGCAAAAGACCTGAGCAGTATATCATTAAAGATATAAACTTAAACTTCAAAGAAATGGTTGCTACGTCACCACATATTACAAATGGTAATATAAGTAGTCCAGGCGCAAGTTATCAAACAGGCGGAGCAAGAGGAATGACTGGTGGGGTTAATGTACCTGCTGGATCACGTTTTACTATTGAAGAAGGCGAAATTGCAATTGATGCACAACATGTGGTGCACCTAAGTTTGTCAGAGGGATTAGACAACAACTATCCATTTGGTAATAGTTTATTAGAAACTATATTTAAAGTATTCAAACAAAAAGAATTACTCGAAGATGCTATTATTATCTATCGAGTACAACGTGCGCCTGAGCGCAGAGTATTCTACGTTGATGTGGGCAACATGCCATCACACCTTGCTATGCAATTTGTTGAGCGTGTTAAAACGGAAATACATCAAAGACGTATTCCATCGGCGACGGGTGGCGGCACAAATGTTATAGACAGTTCATACAATCCACTGTCAATCAACGAAGACTACTTCTTTCCACAAACTGCTGAAGGTAGAGGATCTAAAGTTGAAACACTACCAGGCGGAACTAACCTAGGAGAAATTGATGATCTTAGATACTTTACTAATAAGCTCGTACGCGGCTTACGAATTCCTTCCAGCTATCTACCTACGGGGGCTGATGATGGAGCAAGCTCTTACAACGATGGACGAGTTGGAACTGCTTACATACAAGAACTAAGATTTAACACATATTGTGAACGACTACAAGGATTAATTGTAGAAGAATTCAATCAAGAGTTTAAGCGTTACTTGCTTGAAAAAGGCGTAAACATTGATACAGCAATGTTTGATTTATCTTTTGAACCACCACAAAACTTTGCAAGTTATCGTCAAGCAGAACTTGATAACAGCAGAGTACCAACTTATACACAAATGAGTGCTATACCTTATATTTCAAATCGTTTTGCAATGAAACGTTTCTTAGGAATGAGTGCAGAAGAGATTGCAGAAAACGAACGTCTATGGCGTGAAGAAAATGATGAAACATTAGGAACACCGAATGAAGATGCAAGTGCAGAAATGAGAGGCGCAGGTATTAGTAGCGCAGGTATTAGTGCAGATATAGAAGGTGCAGAAGATGAACTAGCAGGAGAAGAAACTCCTGAAATAGGTTCGGAAGCAACACCACCTGAAACAGCAACAGGCGGCGATGCCGCTGGCACACCACCAGCAACTGATCAAACGATATAAATACTATTATGATACTACGTGAATTATTTTATTTTGATAAAGAAACAATTGAACCTACCGAAGACCATAGGTACGATCCGACGTACGATGACTCAGTAGTAAATTTCGACGACACAAGAAAAACAAGACTTACCCTAAGCCAAATAAACCGAGCAAGGAAAGCAAGCGAGCTACATACTGAAGACAAGGCAGACGAATTAGACTTCGTTAGGCAAATGTATGGAATAGCAGCGCAAGCGGCCGCTGCCGGTGTTTAATGGCAAAAATAGATAAAAGCAAATATACAAAACAAGAATGGCATGCTCTTAGAGATCAGCGCCGTCAAGAAAAGTATTTAAAACAAATTCAAAATCAAACAACTCCGGTAGTAGAAGGACAATCTATAGTGTCTAACACTGCATTTGTATTAGGTAATGGTACAAGTAGATCTAGTATCAATCCGTTGGAATTAAAATCATTAGGAAAAGTATACGGGTGTAATGCTTTGTATAGAACATTTGATCCGGATTATTTAGTAGCAGTAGATGTTAAAATGATACTGGAAATAAACAAAGCCGGTTTCCAACACAAAAATGAAGTTTGGACAAATCCTAATAAAACCTATCAACGTATGAAAAATCTTAATTTTTTTAGTCCAAGCAAAGGTTGGAGCAGCGGCCCTACAGCACTATGGTTATCAGCCCAACACGGTTATGATACTATATATATTTTAGGATTTGATTATAAAGGCCTTAATAATGGCAAGACTCTAAATAACGTCTTTGCTGATACTGCTAACTACAAAAAATCTACAGATGGCGCAACATTTTTTGGAAATTGGATGCGTCAAACTAGATCGGTAATCAAAGAAAATCCTAAAATTAACTTTGTACGAGTAATACAGCCAGATAATTATGATCCTGACGAACTAAATACTTTTGACAATTACAGTACTATTTTTATAGAAACATTTAAAAAAATCTATAATCTCGCATAAATGGCCCGTTTTTGGCCTATTTCTGCACACATTTTCTACTATATGTTAAATACAATTGACAGCCTTACCATAGGTACAACATTTATAGGAGAAAATAATGGCAAATCTAAATAAATTTGAAGAAATGCTTGAAAAGCTAGTCAATGAAGACAAAGCTGGAGCAGAAGAATTATTCCACGAAATAGTAGTAGAAAAATCAAGAGACATTTACGAAGGACTTTTAGAGTCTGAATTAGAAGTTGATGAAACTACAGATGAAGAAGTAGATGAAGCATCAGATGATGAAGTAGATGAAGCATCAGATGATGACAAAGAAGAAGCTACTAACGAAGACTTTAATTTAGACGAATTTGAAGTTGAAGGTGGCGATCCAGCAGACGATATGATGGGTGCAATGGACATGGAGCCAAAAGGTGATATGGACATGGACATGGACATAGATGCTGATGGTGAAGAAGGCGAAGGTGACGTTGAAGATCGTGTTGATGATCTAGAAGACGCACTAGACGATCTTAAAGCAGAATTTGAAAAAATGATGAGCGGTGACGAAGCTGAAGGCGACGACGAAGGCGACATGGACATGGATGCTGACGGTGACGACGAAGCTGAAGAAGAATCAGTAGCATTTGAAGCAACTGATGAAGAAGTTGACGAAGCATCAGACGAAGAAGTAGATGAAGCAGCAGACGAAGAAACTGATGAATCATCTAAATCAGAAGCAGAAACAATGCGTGAATATGTTGAAAAAGTAACAGCTAAAATGGGCGACAACGGTGCAAACACTAAGTCAACTGTAGCTGGCGCTAACGACATGGGCGGAGATGCTTCAAACTTGGTAGCAGGCGGCGAAGAGACAGGCGGAAAAGCTGATTCAGCTAAAGAGGACAATGCAGGTAATGTAAATGTTCCAGGCGGAAAA